CAGCGTCGAGCCACTAAAAAGGCAGAGGGCGGCAGTTCTAGCGTGAATGAGGCCGGGAACTACACCAAGCCGGAGATGCGCAGGAGACTGTTCGATAGCATCAAGGGTTCAGCCGTTCAAGGAACGGCGGCAGGCCAGTGGAGCGCGAGAAAAGCACAGTTGCTGGCCAAGAAATATAAAGAGCGCGGCGGCGGGTACAAGGACTGACATGAAGGCCCCACAGCAAAGCCTCAAGGCATGGGGCGATCAGAAATGGAGGACTCGAAGTGGTAAACGATCTTCTGACACGGGTGAAAGATATCTTCCAGAGGCTGCGATCAAAAGTCTTTCCCCCCAAGAGTACGCAGCCACAACCCGAGCAAAACGAGCAGGCAAAGCCTCCGGCAAGCAGTTCGTAGCGCAGCCTGAAAAGATTGCCAAGAAGACCGCAAAGTACAGGTGGTAGCAGCATGAAGAACCCATCATTGGCAGTAGGCCGGGGCGAAAAACTTTCTACCAAACAGGGCGCGGGGCTTACGCAAAAAGGGCGCGAAAAGTACAATCGAGAGACTGGAAGCAACCTCAAAGCGCCCCAGCCTCAAGGGGGTTCTCGCAAGGACTCATTCTGTGCCCGGATGTCTGGGGTTGTAGAACACTCAAAAGGGGACGCACCGCGCGCCAAGGCCTCGCTAAGGCGGTGGAAGTGCCCCGGCTGGTAGAGGAGAACCATGTCGTACTCTGGAACCGTCGGAACAACGGTAATCAATGTCCAGACATTGATCGATCATGGTGCTCGGCGCTGCGGCAAACTAGCCGAAGAACTGACTTCTGAGCAGTTGTTGTCTGCTCGGCAGTCTTTGTTTTTCTTGCTCTCGCACCTGGCCAACATCGGCATCAATTACTGGGCCATCAACAAGAAGGTTTTTGGCCTCAAGCCAGATCAGTACATCTACGATCTGCCGCTGGGCGCTGTAGATGCGCTAAATGTGCTCTACAGAACCATGAACAGGCCTACCCCCAACTCGACTGGCGGGTACAGCACAAGTGCCGGTGGCGTGATTGCCAACGCTTTTGACAACAACACCGACACTTACACCCAGCAAACATCGCCCAACGGCAACATCGCGATTGATTACGGCACCAGCAATCCGATTTATGCGGGCTCTATTGGCATCCTGCCCTATGTTGCGGGGGGCGGAAGCGCCTCTTGGACGCTGACACTTGAGTATTCGTCTGATGGGATCACTTGGAGCACCCTAAACAACCTGGGAACGGTCGTCGTGACCGACAACCAGTGGATCTGGACGGACATTGACCCTGGTCAAACGGTTCAATACTACCGAGTCAGGGCTTCCGGGGGCACAACGCTGGCTTTGCGCGAGTTCTATGTAGGAAACAACTCCCGCGAGATCCAAATGTCCCGCCTGAACCGGGACGACTACACAAATCTGCCCAACAAGAACTTCACGGCCAACCAGCCGTACCAGTTCTGGTTTGATCGCACGATTCCGACGCCCAAAATCTTCCTCTGGCCAACGCCAAGCGACCCGTTCATTCAAATGACGGTCTGGTACTCGCGACAGATTATGGATGTGGGCGCTTTGACGGACGAACTAGAGGTGCCGCAGCGTTGGTATGAGGCCGTGGTCTTCATGCTGGCGCACCGCATGAGCCTAGAGTTGCCCCAAGTGGCGATGGACAGGATTGGCTACCTGGAGAAGATGGCCGACCGTTATTACAACGAAGCCGAGGCGGAAGAGCGCGACAAATCGCCAATTTACTTGGCCCCGAATCTGACGCCCTATACAACCTAATGCCCACCTTCCTTGACACTACCGGACTTGGCAATCTTGCCATCGCAGTTTGCGATCGGTGCAAGATGAAGGTTCCGTTTGTCACGCTTGTGTCAGACCCAAACTTCCCGGGGCTGCGAGTATGCGAGGCGCGTGGGTGCAAAGATCAGTTCGACCCCTATCGGCTGCCTGCCAGAAAAACCGAAAGGATTAACCTTCGGTTTCCTCGGCCTGATGTTAGTGTCGCCGTCAACGACGACTACTTAATCACGGGCGGCAACAATCAGTTCTACATCTCTACCCAACAGAATACAGAGACTCCGACAGAAACGGGGAACAACAATACGATTGCTCCGACTCCACCCGAAAACACGAGCACATAAATGTCCGCACAAGTAACCATCTCTCAGTTGCCGGTGGCTGGCTCTCTGACCGGCAGTGAACTTGTGCCCGTTGTTCAGAATGGGGTGACGGTTCAAACGACTACCGGGGCGATTTCTTCGACCCCTAATCAGCAGCAGACTTTTCTGACCAAGAACCAGGAACTGACGCTGCCAAACAGCCAGTATTTGGCCGTTGGCTCCGGTTTGACGCTGACCAGTGGCGGCCCGTTGTCATTCCTTAGAGTGGACATGACCGGGGCCGCATCCGGGCTGAACTCACTGGCCACCGGCATTGTCGTTAAAAACACGAGCAGCACGGTAGCGGCCAGGCAGATGGCCGTCTCCGGGGCCGGTCTGAGCGTTTCCAACGCCGACGGCGTCAGCGGCAACCCGACTTTCTCGCTTGCCGGAGCCCCCCAGTCTCTGGCCAACCTTGGCGGAACCGGGATGCTGGCCATCATTGGTGGCACGACTGTCACTGGTGTGGATATCCTGGGGACAACTAACCAGATCAGCGTTGCAAACGGCAACGGGACTGGCAACCCAACGATTGGCCTGGCCAGCAACGCGATCTTCCCCGGAACCGGCGGAGTAACTTTGCCCAATGGCACCACAGCGCAGCGACCTGTGGGCGCTAACGGGCAGATTCGGTACAACACGGATTCGCAGGTCTTTGAGGGCTACGCAAGCGGCTCTTGGAACAGTTTCTCGCTTGCTGGCGGCGTCACCACATTCAGCGGCGGGGCTACGGGCCTGACGCCTGTTGCGCCAACGGGCGGGGCGGTGACCCTTGGGGGCACCTTAAATGTGGCCAACGGGGGCACAGGCGCGACAACCGCAGCCGGAGCCCGCACAAACCTGTCTGTGCCCTCTACAACGGGTTCTGGTGCTTCTGGGACTTGGGGTATTGACATCAGCGGCAACGCCACCACAAGCACGAATGTGGCCGGTGGCGCGGCTAACCGCATCGTCTTCAACACCGGCTCTGGCGCGACTTCGTTTATCACCGCCCCGACGCTTGCCAACACCTATTTGGAGTGGTCGGGTTCTGCTTTCCAGTGGTCTACAAACCCCCTTGGAACGGTCACTTCTGTCGGGCTTGCGCTGCCTTCCGAGTTCACGATCAGCGGCTCTCCGGTCACGACCTCTGGGACTTTGACGGGTGCTTGGGCAAGTCAGACGGCCAACTACTTCTTTGCTGCCCCCAACGGCAGCCCCGGAACACCTTCTTTCCGGGCGATCGTCGCCGCAGACATCCCGACCCTAAACCAGAACACGACTGGCCAAGCCGGATCTGTGGCCAATGCGGTGACCTTCACCAACACCGGCGGGGCATCGCCGGGCATCACTTTCAACGGCTCTGCTGCTAGGACGATTGACTACAGCACGGTTGGGGCTCCCAAGGCTGACGGAACAGGTGCTACCGGTACTTGGAACATCAGTATTTCAGGCAACGCCGCGACAGCCACGAGCGCCACAACGGCTACTAGTGCCACGACCGCCACCACCGCCACCAACATTGCGGGCGGCGCAGCGGGCTCTATCCCCTATCAAACGGCCGGTAGCACGACCGCTTTGCTTGCCGCAGGCAGCGGGGTCTTGGTAGGAGGCACAACGCCTTCCTATAGCACCGCCCCGACCCTGACGGGCACGAACTTCTCATCTATCCCCAACGGGGCGCTGCAAAACTCGTCCATCACGCTCGGGACGACTTCCGTTAGCCTAGGCGGGACGACCCTGACTCTGGGTGGTTTGACCTCGGTTGCGGTCACGCAGAACCCAACAACGGCCCTCCAAGTGGCCACCAAGCAGTATGTGGATGGTCTGGTGTCTTCTGGCATCACCTACCACACACCGGTCAAGTACGAGGTTCCTAACACCACCGGGAACCTCAATGCCACCTACAACCAACCGGGCGG